CTTCAAAACATAAGGCTGGCAGAGCGCAGGTGTTGCGTCAGAGACGGCTCCCTTGACAGACCACGGTATGATTGCAGCCACGAGGCCCATCGAGAGAATGTAGCAGAATCCGACTCCATTGTCACAGGATACTAGAGCATGGGTGACGGTCTTTCCTGGTGCATAATCACCGACATTCTGGGCAGACACGGTGTAAACGGTGTCAGTCGTTAGGTCGGACTCAGTGCCCTCGGCCAATTCGGCCTTGAGAGGAATGTTTGTGCCATCGCTGCATACGAGATTTCCGGTGACTGTGTTGGTTGCCATAAGATCACAGCCTCACTCCGATGCCTAGGGGCTTCATCATGTTGCGATTTACGTTGGCAATAGGCTTCCGCAGGAGCTTCTTAGCGAACTTGAAGGTGATTCCGATCCCTATTGCCTGGACGGCCATAGCCTGGTAGCTCGACATGAAATTCGTCTGCATAGCGTCGAAGGACGATCCGGGGTCAGCGACCAGGGAAGAGAGCGAAACACTAGCTCCGCCGTTCGTGGTCGCAAGTCCTGTGCCTCCAGTACCATCCAATCCGATGAATCCGACTGGGGTGTTGTTGGCGACGCCGCCGGTCAGGACGCTCGCGTAGGCGTAGCTCTCTGCTAGATTGATGAGGCTGATTGTCTTCGCTCTTCGACGTCGTGATCTCTTCTTTCTGCGTGCCATTGACAGTGAAAGTGAACAAAGTCGCTAATAATGCTACTGAAACTCATCGATTGTCGATTGAAACTTACCATCAGGAGCTCTTTGCGTAACAACGGCGTCAATCGTGTTCATCTTCTGAGCTGCGATCCCTTGGATGAGCTGTGCAACCGCACCCTGGATGGGATTAGGAGGTTCGAAGTCACCGATCCCGCCTTCGAGCATGCGGTCGATGGTGCCCTTGAGTGCCAGGGCGAGCCGCTCATCCAGTAGTTCGAGCATATTGGCGAGCTCTATCCTCAGCCAGAGGGCGAGAACGACGATCGAAAGCAGTGTCAGGACGCTCAGAACGCCCAAAATCATGATTTCAGTGGATACCATGCCTCTCCACCGGCCGTCGAACGCCCATCAACCTACCCTTCTCCTCTATTTTGCCACCCCGCGCGCCCACCCTACCGACGTTCACGGTTATTGAGCGTTGTTTCGCTGTACCTTCTTGGGATAATAATAATAACACCCCCCTTTCTGGGTCGGATCATGTCCCCCGGCATCTCTGCTAGCCTGTCCGAACCCGCATACGCCATATTTGCGTCATGGCCGAAAAAACGACGCTCTAGGATACTGTCTGAGACGATTGAAGACCATAGGAGATGCCAGAACCGCACCGCAGAGCTGAAACGCCTCAGAAACGACGTAAAGGCCCTTACAGAGGCTCTGGCTAAATCTGGCTACTTTCAGGAGGCTGAAAGTGATGAGTGACCATCATGTTTGCTTCAGTCGCCATCAGCTCCTGGCTGTTGCGAAGCAGTTGGAAGAGTTCGAGGACATCATCATCGTCGACTATGTGTTCACCGGCGACGGCGAGCCGATCCGCATGGAATACGTCTGGAAGGATGAAGAATGATGAAGGGACTCTGGCAATGCCCACAGTGCGAGACATGGTGGACCTGGGCGACACGCCCTGGCGCGATCACTCTCCAGCGTCGATGCCGTAAGTGCGGCAAGCGAGTTCGAACACAGCTTGTCCGTCACTGGTCGGGCCGTGGCCGTCCTCGCCAGTGGAAACTTCTTGTGCGGCCGAATCACGAACCTCACTATGCGCTGCGGCATGAGTGCCGCCAGAGGAACCGAGGACAGTGGAAGGAATGAGAAGCGTGTGCGGGATGAGATACGTCTGTTCTCGCTGTTGTCGAGAGCTGAGGAGGACCGGAGGCGATGACCGTCGAGGGCAAAAGTGCGCCCGATGCTGCCGCGAGATCCGAGAGGAGTTGGGAATTTGACACCGAGTGAGTTCCTCAAGTGGTTCTTGATAGAGCTCGATGCCTGGCAGGGTTGGGACAGCTTCGCCGACGATGAGGAGGAGAAGGAGGTCCAGAAGATAGACTGGTTCCAGGTCAGCGAAGAGATGGAGATCGACTACTCTGACATCGTCGACGAGGTTCTCGAGGTCGAGACGATCTGCCTATGCTGCGGCCAGAAGCCCGAAGCGTGCGACTACAATCCTTGACCGCCGAACTGGGGGAACTCTTCTTCGCTTAATCCGAATAGATTGACGAGCATGTCCTTCACTACCATAGCCAGGGTGCCTGATTTAGGCTCGTCGGGGCGTTGCTCCCTTCTCGCCTGGTACTCTTGGTGCCATCCAGCGAAGTCGGCGGGCGTTGGTAGTCCCGTTTCGATGCCGAGGAACTCCAAGACCATAGCAATCGAATAGAAGACCCCGACCATCTGAAGGGGGTTATCCATCATCCCGGCGATCTTTGAGATTCCAAGACCTTCAGCGAGAGAGCCGGCACCAGAGGTGACTTGTTTGAACTGGACGGCAGCAATCAGAGAGTCGAGCTGTTCCGACTGCTTGTCCTGGAGACTGATTCTGTATTCGACGACGGTGTCGGGTTTTCGCTTGGTCATGAGAACGCACCGGCCAGGTCATTGAGGAGGTCGAACACGTAGCCTCTCCCGACGAGCCAGCCGAGTACGAATGCAAAGGCGTTGTCGATCACCAGGCGCTTGGCCTGCTCGGGGAAGCTCTCGTCGTCACTCATCGGGCATCACCGGCCAGTTGTCGCAGGCTGTGTTCGCGTCTGGGTGTTCTGTGATATCCCTGAGGGCCTGACGGTACTCGCGCCATGCAGTAGAGAGGGTGACGTCCTTACCTGCTCGCCAGTCTGTTTGCTTGAGGAGATTGTCTCTCTCCTTTCGGACCGTATGCCAATCGACGTCGAACTTTCCTTGAGCTACGATTTCAGTTCCGTGGAACTCAAGGTAATTTCGATCCATAATTAGAACTCCAGACCAAACATTGGGCGCCCAGAGAAGTTACCCACTGTGGCGTTTCCGATTGTGATTGTCGAAGGTAGCGAATCAGTGTGTGCTACTTCCGTGTTGATGCTCATGTATTTCCCAGTCGAAGTCATCGCCAGGGTATCCCCGAGTCCGATGGTCGCACAGATGTCGGTGTCGACCTTCTTCATGTTGGGTTGGTTGGCAGAGCTGGATTTCATAGCGTACCAGTATTGAGTTCCCCTGGTCAATGAGATCGTAGCCGAGAAGCTGGTTTGAGAGACCGTACCAGTGCTCAGACTCAAATCAAAGTCACCATAGCCAAGTAACGTCTTGGGAACCCCGTCATCATCTGAATAGATCGCCATCGAGACTGTGTTAGTGACAGTGGCATTGACTCCCAGATACATCTTCGAGATGTCTCCGGTGTTCGGACTGATGAACGGCCAACACTCCATATCGGTAGTGACACCGCCTCCCTGGACGGTGTTCGATCCGTAGGGTGGTGCTGTAGCTACGTTCACCATGTAACTGGCTGAGTAAGTTGTCGCACTCTGCTTAGGTAATTCGACATTGAATTCACCACCTCCTGCAGATAGTAGTCCGTTCCACTCGCCCTTTACAGCTAGTCGTGCCAGGTTAACGAGGACCAGGCGTCGCAGCTCGTCCTCGTTAAGCTCCTCGATATTGATCGGCTCGCCTATCGACTGCAGAGTAGCGAATGCCATGTTCTCGAGGTCGGTGTTCTGGGAGAGCGTGTAGACCCTGGGGGACTTCTTGTCTGCATCTGGGAGTGGCATACAATCACCCTAGGAGTCCATCCCATTCTTGCTTGACCGTCAGACGCGCCAGGTTAACCAGTACCAGGCGTCGCAGCTCGTCCTCATTGAGCGACTCGATACTGATCGGGTTGCCGACGCTGGCGATGTCGGACTGTGCCAGGGAATTAGGTGCCTCAGCACTGAGAGTCTTCGTCTTGAGTAGCTTATACACGCGCGGGGATTCTATTGGAGCATCTGGAAGCGGCATTATCTCATCCCCAGGGCGATCATCAGGAATCCGAAGAAGTTGTTCGGGATGACACTAGAGATCGGTCCCGGCCCTGCCCCGTTTCCATACCCATTAACCCCCGGTGTTGCTGCCCTTTCTGCTGCGGCTGCTGCTGCTGCTGCCCTGTTAGCCTCGATCTGTGCGAGGGTAGCCTGGACTTGGGCCGTTACTGCCGGGGGCGTGCCGGTTTGTTGACCAGTTCCGCCAACTCCAACCCCTGGCACCTGTACCAATGCTGCCACCTCACTTGAGTTGCTTAGATCGCATCTTGCATATTCTCTCAATGCTGTCGAGGTCTTTCGTGGAAATG